CTGGTTAATGCAGTAACGCCATCACCAAAAAATCTATATGGACCTGATTCAGCATGATAAGCACCACTTGGAATGTAATAATTAGGATTAGCAGGATCTGGAATCATTACAGGAATATCACTTGTAGTATTTAAAGCAATATTAGATTCAATCTGAGCACCTAAAGCACGAATAGCTGATTTACCAATTTTGTCCATATACGCATCTTTGTCTAAATTAAAGATTTGTTCTGGATTGGTGACAACCATTGATGTGTTAGCAGACTGATCTACTGTCAATGGATGGTATCTCTGGGTAATTGGTTGATCAACCGCAACTAAACCATTAGAAGTAGTAAATCTATATGGAAGCTCCATATTGACAGTACTGCCCAAGTTTGCAGTTAGATTTTGGAAGTTCTCGAATTTCTTATTTGCTGTAGATAAGAAACAGTTAAGGTTTTGTAAATAAGCAAGTTCTGACGGTTGATACTCAACAACTTGTTGTAATATATTAGTAGGCATAAGTAAATCCCCAAATAAATAAATTAGTTAGAGATAATGACTACTAGTATTTAGATATTAAGCGCGTAAGTTAGGTTGTCTACGTAAATCGCTTATTGTCATTGAGCCATTATCCGTCTTAGTTGGAGAAGGCTTAATTTGACTTAATGGATCAGATGGAGATTGCGCTTTAAGAGCTTTTTCATTGTCTTTTATAGACTCGGAAAGAGATCGTAAAGAATCAGCAGCTAATTCAGGATGAGTTTTAGATAAACTTAATAAGGGAGCTAATTTAGTTGGATTCTTCCCTAAATCGTAAAGAACATCACCAGCATTATCTAAAGAATTTATCATATAGACAAATTCAGGAGAATATTCAGCTATCTTTAATAAGTTTAACTTTTTTATAGTATCTTCGTGATCGGTATATTTTTCCTTAACAGAACTGATCTTATGCTCGATTTCATCTCCGGTCTTTCTAGCTACAGCATCCATAGCCATGTGATGAGCTTGCTCCATTATTAATCTTCTAACTTGCTCGTCGTTAAGCTGCTGCATTCCGCCAATATTCTGCGTAGAAACAGCCTGCTGCTGAGCCGGTTGAGTATTAGAAATAGCGTATTTCATCTCTGCTTCGCGGATAGCTTTATCATGAGCTTCACGCTTAGCACGACCGACAATCTCATTAACTTCAGATTGTTTAAGCATCTTTTCTTCTGCTGGTGCTTTTACCTGTTCGGGAATTAATTCTTCCTTACTATCATTCTGTACTATATTTTCATCAGTCATTTTATCCTTCTCGACTATTACCCCGTCACGGTAAATGCCTCATAACGCATGAGTTTCGACTATTTTTCCCGCATAATTGCGTGTTTTTTCTATCCCAGCTATAAGTCACTGGTCTACTTAATCTCAGTATAATATTTAAAATTTTGAATTCAACACTTATTCACAACTTATCCACAGAGTTATCCACAGAGTTATCCACAGAGTTATCCACAGAAACTAAACTTGGGACGTTTTGATGATATTTCATCCCAACTCTTTAGACTGGGAAAAAATGAAGAGAAATTTTCCCATTGACAAAATTTAAAAATAAAACTCCAGGATAGGGTATAAATGTCCTTTTTATGATAGACGTGTATTTTTATAAAAAATTGGCAATGAGACTTAAAGTCTTGTTGCCAAAATTGATAGGTGGAACGGTAGATGGGTTAGAAGAAAATCTTGGTAGTAGGTTAACGAAAACGGCTTGCGGAATACCATTATAGCGGTAGTGGGGTTATTTTGAGAAAGTTGGCAAACAACTATAGCTAATTGCCAACTTTACTATGACAAATTATTATTTATTAGAAGATTTGTTTAATTCATTAGCTTCATGTGCTTTATGTTTTAGTACCGTATCTAATACCTTATGACCAAGTTCGTCTTTAGCATGAGTGTGTTTATGGTGCATGTCTTCTAGTTCAACATATTGGCTATGAGCTTCAGAAGCTGCTTGCATTGCTACATCTGCAGCAGCACGAGACTTTTCCGTCTGGTGTTTATCCAGAGCAACAAGAGCTGTTCTCTTAGAATCTTCCATATCAACAAGTATCTGCAGTCTCTCGTTATCGATTTTCTGCTGGTTTATAGTTAACTCGCTAGCCTTTAACTGCGAGTCTACTTGCGACTGCTGCGCTTGCTGTTGCACTTTAGCCATCTCAGTTTGAGCCTTAAGCATCTGTGGATTATTCTGCATAGCTTGTTGCTGCGCCTGCATCTGTTGCTGCATCTGCTGCTGCTTTTCCTGCATAAATTGTTCAGCAGCTATCTGTAATTCATCAGATCCGTTAATATCTATATTTTTCAATAATATGGGCAATCCTTTGGTATTCATAAATTCAGCAAATAACGGAGATGCCTGCATTAAAGATATTAACTGCTGCATGGTCTTTGACTTCTGAACAGAGAAATTAAGACCAGCTTCGACTTTAACAGTTAATACATTTTCACCATAATGCAAATCAACTCCGTCGTCAGTATTAATCTTAACATATCCTTTCTTACTATCTTTCATCATCACCGGGATAGTTCTTGGCGTTATCATATATTTAGGCATTAAATCAACCACCACTTGAGCTACCTGATTTAAAGCTTGCATATAACCAATGATAATAGGCATAGCTGAAGCATTGGATTGTGTAGCTCCTTCAACTATAGCAATCCCTGATAATTGATTATTATTAATGCCAAGAGAGGCATCGTAAGAACCCAATATATTCTGCATTAAGGTAAAAGATAACTGCAGCGTACCCAATATCTCTTGAGGTATTGGCGGTCTTGCTAACGGCTGAGGAGGTGGTAAAGGTACCGTTCCAGGTTCAACACCTTCTTTGTCTAGGAACGCATTATATACAACTACAGCCGGCAATTGAGGATCGATAATTCCGCCAAGATACTCAACAGCTATTGATTCCTTAGCAATAATCATCTTACTTTGCATCGTGTTTTCCAACTCATTACCTAACGACTGCAGTGCAACGTTTGTTAATTTCTGCGCTCCAATAGCATTGTAAATATACGATCTCGTTACTTGTTTTGAATCGCCGCTATCTGTAGTTCTAATAACTACTGAATTAGCATCGGCAAACACTAAAGGTAAATTATTATAATCAGTCTCTATATATTCCAGTACTTTGTTTTCTATTAATCTATATCTGCAAATAGTAGTGAAATCAGTCATCCTTGCCTTAGAAATTATAGGATATTGCTCGATCATTCCCGTATTTTCCCAGCGAGCTATTAGCTTCTCATAATTATCCATAGTCATAACTCTAGGTATCTTTAACCGCTTCATAGCCGGAGTTTGAGCAAGTTCAACTATCTTTGTTTTCTTTTTCTTCTTCTCGTAATAATCACAGATTAATAATATCTGCTCTTGGTTATTCACGTATGACCAGTTAAATCCCTCTAATGCTCTATTAAACGCAAGGTCTTTAATATCCACATCAGGATATTCTTCAGTAAATTCCTCCTTAGTCTTTGGAAATAACTCAAAGCAATATCTTCCGTCTCCTTTATGCGGCAACCTAGCTAATGGATCGAACCCAGTTAAGGTAGGATCGAATACCCTGCCATAACGTATGTCTTGATGAAATGATCGCTCATTAGCATAATCAGTCCATACTTTAAATACACTAAATCCACCGCCTAAAAGGTCTGTATATATCTCATATGCAGTACCATCTTTCCTAGCCTGCTCTTCTAAATATCTAAAATAATTCTCTACCACCTGTATTGTATTTACATCAACAGGCTGATCATAATCAGCACATACTTCAATACTCGGTTCCTGCTTTGAGAACTCTCCGCGCATTCTTGAAACGTAAGATTCTAATAGATTACATTCGATTTGAGGTTGTCCTATCTCATTTAGCGTAGCCTTCATATCGTCATTTAATGCCGTATAAAACAAAAACTTCTTGTGATCATTAAATCTTTTATTGTTCTCTTGGAAATACATTCTAGAATAGAGAACATTCTTTTTAATCCTTACTAGTTGAT